TTTGCAAAGCTTCCGGTTGTGTGATAAGCCTGAAAGTCTGATCGCTCAATTCGGTATCGCTGCAAAACTTCGAACGCCCCTTGAAGCGTTGACATTCGCATGATTGCGCGAGCGATTTCGGGATTGCTCATTCGTTGAACTGGCAAACCTGCTCGCTCGCCAAACAAGGTAGCCATGCGAATCAAATTAAGTTTGCTGAACTCTTCGTGTCCCTCTGCTGGCTTGTCGCCGCTGATGTACAGGCTTCGTTTGATCGCTGTTCGGCCCTTGCTTCGAGCTACAAGGCCATCGCTAACCGCAGCGATGAACTTGTCTTCGCTGGAACGTGTGACGCGCACGTCTCCACCAACGGAAGCGCCTAGTGGTTGAGTTGCCATTTTGTCAATAATCCTTTTGCGAGCTTCGGAAAGTGGAATGAACTGTTCGCACAACTCATCCGCAAAAGCTCGCTCAATTTTGGCTAGTGCGCATGTTGCCTGAATCTCTGTCCGCCTGACCTGATCGGCTTGCAACGCTCGCTTAATCTGGTCAACGGTTGCCGCTTGGTTCATGACCTTTGCCTTCATCTCGTCGGCCATCTTTTCGACTGGTTCTTGTGCCATTTTTTGCACTGGTGCAACAACTGGTTCGACCATCGCATTGGCCATGCTCTCGACCGGTTCCATTGGTGCCGCCCCTCCGCCTAGCTTGCTCATAAGCCATGCTAGTACCTGGTTCGGATCGGTCATCCCATCGGGTAGACCTAGTGCAGACGCTTGGGCTAATAGTGCCTCGTCCATTCTCAATACCTTTCGTTTTAGGTCCGTGTAAGACCGCCTCACCGTACTTTGCTCATCCGCACCCGTTGCGCAGATTGAAGCGTTTTGTGGTTGCCATTTTGTGTGAATTAGTGCTGGTCCTTCGATGACAACGCCCCTATTCGTTGTGTAGCTTTGGCCACGCTGCACAAACAGAGTTTCGATAGGTTGGCCTGTGATAGAGAAGTCAGTGATGTGACCCTCGTGCATTCGCTGCATGATCGTTTGCGACTCTGCATCCGATGCGAAAACAGGAATGCCAATTAGCTCACCCGTCGCATAATCCACTTGCATCTTTTGGATTGAACCAAATATGTTCCGCACGGTCTTATCATTGTGGCTATCGACTATCGGGATTTGATCTCGACCGCCGCGCCATTCGATGCCGTCCATGAGGAGGACTTCGTTGACGACTTGTTGCGTTTGTTCGTCCCAGCGTTGAATCGGATTTTCGGTTGCAATCACTGCCCTGGTAGGTCCGACGATTGCAATTGACCGCTCTACCTTTGGCCCGTCGAATATTGGTAGCGTTCCTTTTTTCTTAGGCACTTGCTACCTCCTCGACTGGGACGGGATTGTCTACCGTTCCGTCACTCGCATCCGCAACAAGCGCGTCGATGTTATTTTGGCTTAACCCAATCATTGAAAGCTGAGCCGTCGCCAATGCTGCACTCATTGAGCCGTCAGATAGCCCGTGCAAAACGTCGGTTAGTGCTTTGCGATTGCGGTTCCATTGCAGCCTTGAAAGCCCCATCCATTCGCCCGAACCGGATTGTTGTTGTTGCTCAGCTTGAACCGCATCGGCTGGACCTTCCGCCCCTGTTTGAGCTGCCATCATTTGCGCTGTTTGCTCATCTGCTTTGAGCAAGCCTAGCTTCATTCGAAGCTTCTTTTCTTTGGCCGCTTGGTAAAACGTCGCACGCCATGATCGACCACGCGAACCAAGTTCATCTTGGTACGTGCTCATGTACGCACTGATTGAATCATAGGCCGCTGATTGTTCGCCCGCTGGATCCACCCACTCCTGCTCTGGTAGTTGCCATTCAACGGGAGATACCGCCCGCCGATCTTCTAGCAACTCGGTTGACGATGGAAAACCATCGAGCCCTTGCCGCGCCGCCGCGTTCATAAATTCGTCCCACACAGGCTGGCAAAAATGCCATACAACGTGGTTTTGCCATCGCTTAATTCTTGGTCTATCTTCGAGTTTGCTTGTTCGGCTGGACGAATAGGATGTCTTGGAAAAATCCTTAGCGACTGCCTCGTAGTTCGTTCCTGTGCCTGCCGAGATACCGCGAAGCATCAGGTTTATCCAAGGCTCACTCGCTGAATTTGGACGGCCCGGATTAGCGAATGATACGTCTTCATTTTGCGCTAGCCTAGTGACAATACCTGGCTCAATGTGATCTAGCTGATTGCCATTGCTGTCAACCGTATCTTCGCCCTCTGGAGCAAGCAAGCTGCCTGTAGGATTGTCGCTCTTAATGAACACCGTAAAGCAACTCGCAACCGCGCTCGCCTGCAGTTCGTTATCCACGTATGTCGCCAAATCTCTCATCTGCGACATGATTGGAGCGAACCAACTAATGCCCCGCGATTGGCCTACTCTATCCTTGCGGTATAGGTGCAAAATCTCATTGGCTGGCACGCGCTCAGGTAGTTGATTCTTAACCGTGTAGGGGCTATTCGGATGCTCTGGATAGATCCAATACGCAATGGCCTTGCCGTTTTCGTCCAACTCAACGCCACGAATAATTCGATTGCCAGATTCGCGCGAAGCCCTAACGGTGAATGTGTCGTGATTGAGGGAAACGCGATCCGCTTCAATCAATTCGATTGCCAACGGCACTGGACGCAAGATACCGCGATACTCTTTTCCGCTAGTCTTGATCAGCCGGACAAGCACCTCACCCGCTTCAACAACTTCCCGTTGAACAAGTGCTTGAATTTCCGAAAATGTCAACTCGCCATTGATATCGCAAACTTCGCACCATTCCGAAAACGTTTTGTCTCGAATGTCGTTTGCGTCCTCAATGTCCTCGCCTTCCTCAGTCTCAAAGGTCGATTGAGCTGTGATGCCGTCGCCAATAACATTCGAGACAATCGTATCAACCACATTCCACGCGTAGGCATTATCGCGCACCAAAGACCGTGCCCATGAACGCATAGCATCGGCACCATATGGGCCAAGTAGCTCCTGGTCCGCTGCTTGGTTCCGTGGTCTCTTGTTGCCTGTTAGCCTGTTTGATTCGGCCCCCTGGTAGGAACGCATAACCTTGCGGGCCTGCATCCGTCGCAATTGTGCGAGCGGGGAAAACACGCCAATCATTCGATCAACAAAGTTGCCAATCATCGGGATGTTCTCCCAATCTTGGCTAGGCTAAATGGACTGCGACCGGCTTCCCTATCGACTTGGATTTGTAGTTGATTGCGCTGTTCAAATAGAGTACCTAGGTCTAGCTTTGTGACCGACCTTGAGCCGATAGAATACGACTCCGCCCCACCCGTTAAGAGTGCTTCAATCGCTGATTCCACTTGTGCCAAAAGGCTTGCAGATGTTGCCATGACATCAGCATGGCAAATAGGCTAGGAGTTTGGAATTCCCTAAGTTCCATTGTATGGAACTGCTCCAAAATATCTAGCCGTCTGAATCCTTCCAAGTGTTGTTGCAAAACGAACAACGGCAATAGCGAATATTCCCGCGACTCGCATACACCCGCGTAAAATTTGTATCCGGTTCTCGCAAAGCAGTACAAACGGAACAAGGCTTGGCTGTGAATGTGCGGGAACGTGCACGAGGTTCATTCTCTCGGTAGCTTGAATACTTTGACGGTTCGTTCATTTCTTCCGCCGTTGGAACCGCCACGCCTAACGCATCTGCAAACTCTTTCATTACATCGATAGGCACCGTTTCGGCTTGTCGGTAATATTCCGCAACATCCGCAACCGCTCGCACAACGTCCGGCATCTTTGTTTCGCCTCGCTTCTTGCTCATACTGGTTAATTCACTCGCAAACACGTATACGGCTTGCAACGAACTGGAATGCCAACTTTTTGATGGTTGCTTTCAATAAGCCGTATCTGTCTCAGCATTATTCCTCCAAGTAATTTGCATCGTGAACGCCGAACGAATCGGACTCAGGATCGAACGTCAAACCCATAATTTGCTCAGTGTATTTTTCGTATTCCGAATGCAGCATCATCTCGGAACCACGCCGCACGATCATTACGCCATGCAAGCGGTCTCGATAATTTCTCTTTATGAACTCTCGGTACTTTTGCCACGCCGCAAGCAATTCATCGGCAGCTTGCTCAACTGCCGAACCTAGTTCTATTTCTTGTGTTTTCAATTCTATTTCCTTCGTGGTATCCAACCGCCTGGCCTAGTTCGAAACCGCTGGCCGTGCTGTTGTGCTTTTGGTTGTGCCTTTGGCTTATCTCCGCTGATATGCCGTGGTTCTATTGTATCATCTGCAACCGCCATCAGCTTGACGCCGCACGCCTCACTTGCCGCCGCTGCCATGTACGTTGCGTCTAGCCAATGGTTGTTTTCGTTCTTTTGATTCCAATACGTTTTGCTGCCCTTGCCCTCTTTAAACTCGGTAACCAGTTCTTCGGCTACAATGTGCTGAGCATAGCTGCTATGCGTCTTCGTTCCATCCGTCAAATACAAAGAAAGCGAACCACGCCGTAGCATGTTGTTTTCGTCAAATGTAGGGGTCAAGAATCGCTCGTGAACCCATTGCTTCCAGTAGGTTGTATCCAAATCGTATAGCCAAAGATCTTGAGCCGCTAACCTGCTTGCGTGTAGATTGGCCCCTGCAATGATTGTACTCGTTGATGCCTTTTTTTGGTGGTAGGGATTAAGCCCCTTCGACGGATGAAAGATCCCTCGCACTTGCCGCGTGAACTCGTAAGCTGCGTTTGTAAATGTGCCTGAGTCTACCATGCAAAAATCGACTTTGCGAATCGTTCCGCTTGCGTCCGTGTAGTTTTTGTTTAGCAGCTCGTCGCGCCAATTCAAAAGCGTTTTGTAGATCTGTGGTTCGCTAGCTTCGTTGTCAATGGACTTGTCGGTTCCGTGTACCTCAGCCACGCCATAATCGACAACCACGCCTCCCGCACCTTGCCACCATGCACAAACGACCCAATGGCAACGATACTTGCCTAGATCGATCGCCGCTGTCAATGCAACTGTGTTCATGGGTAATTGACGTCTACCTAGACCGCTGATACGACTGAGCACCATTGCCGCGTCCAGCCCATTACCCTGCGGCCCGACCGTTTCCGGCGGATCGTTGTCGATCTCAGTTGCGACCGCCTTTTCTCCAAAGTCCGCAACTTTATTGAAATA